CTTCTTCACCATACCCCCGCTGACATACCCCGCCAACGGGTTCTCCCCATGCTTCACCTCGATGTCATCACGGATACCGAGACGATTCTTTGCCACGCTGGATGGCGTCAAATACGTTACCAGTACAATATCCCCAGTGGTGCGTGCCTTCTTGTTCTCACCTTCGCCAGTGAGGATGGTTGCCTGCTTCAGGAAACCCACCAGATCCACGTCGTCAACGTAGGACTTCATGGACTTCTTATGGAGCCGCAGGCTGTACTTGCTGAACGGGTCCATGTCTGGAAGGTCGATGTCCTGAATGTCCGCATGGGCTAGGAACACTGTATTCATGCTACGCTTCGCCCGTAGGATCTCCACAGCTTTCCTTACACGCATATGCCCTGCTGCCACAGCGTCACGGCCCGCTCCATAACCGCCAAGGGCTTGAGACATTCCCTTGGCCTTTGGATCGGATGCCAAAACCTCAGCGGCAAACATTCCTTCCAATCCAGTGACGGTATCCACGATCAATGTCTGGTAATCATGGGCATCATGGATCAACGCCTTAAGCTGTTCGAACAGCTTCTCACTTGTATCAGTAATCCCAATAGACTTAGGCTTCTGGGGGCTGTCATCCGGCACCCGTTCGCCTTGTGTCCTGATCATGAATGGTTTTGGGAATGTTGCGGCCAGACTTGTCTTGCCGGTTCCTGGTTCACCTACAATGGTGCAGACCAGTGGGCCTCTCTCTTCGAAAGAGGCTTCATCAAGTAGCGACATCTCGCTCTCCTTTTTGCTTCTACGCTATGGACAATGGACTGGGCGGAGTTTATAGTCAAGGCATAAATTCATAGCGCAGAGGAAAATGTGATGGCGGCGGAAATACCGGAAGATGTGTTGTTGGAGGCAGAGAGAGCCGTTATCGAATGCAATGGTTTCACAAACTCACACTCAAAGAGAGAAATCATCGCCCGCGCCATCCTTGCCGAGCGGGAGAGGTGCGCGAAGGTAGTCGTCGCGGTTGCAGATGAGATGGCGAAAGGATGGGAAGAAAACCCGTCAAAATTGAAATGCGGAGGGAGCATAGCCGCATCAAACGTAGGATATTTTGCTGAACAAGCAATCCGTAACCCCCCACAGAAATAACAGAAAGACCCAACCATGCTCATGACAGTAGAAGACATCGTAAAAGCCCTGCACCGCCGATCCGGTAACGAGGTAGCGCGGGGTTCCGGCGTGCATTTCGTCACCATCTCCCGCATCAAGAACGGCCACAAGAAAGCGCCATCATACGGGACACTGGAGAAGCTGACCCGCTATTTCCAGGAGAATCCCGTTGAAGAGGAAATTCTGGAGCGGGAGAATCAGCGGCTTAAAGAGCGTCTAGAAAATAGGGAGTCGGGCGAATGACGGAATGGCAGGATATTTCTACTGCTCCGAAGGACGGAACTTGGGTAATTGGCGCAAATGGCGAAACACCAACTAGGCCGATGAGGTGGGTAGATAATGCGTTCAAAGTTCCTCATTACCACAAGGGTGAACTTATTGAATTCATGGCAAACTGCACCCACTGGGTGCCCCTACCCTCTCCACCGAAGACATAATTAAAGGCCCCTCACGGGGCCTCTTTCATTTTGGGTGGTACTTCGTTATCTTTTCCTTCGTCCTGGAGTTCACCGATACCTTTGCCCCTATCTTCCCCTCCTTAACCAGAATATCCAAAGCCGTCTTTACCTTCTCGCGGTCCATGTCCCTTAGCGCCCTGCTCCCATTGCAGATCTTTCCGATTGCCTGTCCGGGATTCTTGTCTATCTGCTTTATCAGCAAATCCTTGACGTTTACGCGCTTGGAATACTCAGGGTCATATTGCTTGATCATCTCGATCTTGGAGTTGGCATCCAGCCACGATGCGGCAATTGCCCACTTGGCGAACTCCTCCGTTACAATCTTGTCTTCCATCGCTAAGGTCAAGGCGATCTTCTTCGCCTTCTCGGTCATACGGTTATAGATCGGCCCGAACGTACCACCGAACTCCATCTCCTGGAATTCCGCATAGTTCTCCTGCCATTCGTTGAAAGCGTCCAGCAGTACCGTGGCTTCCCGTGAATAGGTGATAGGAACCATGTTCGTCGGGGACTCTGCCCTCATGGCGTACATATCCGTATCGCCACCGTTGGCAATGTTGAGAATTCGCATCTTCATCCCATCAGGCATGGACGGCGGAGAGAAGTTCTTGCGGGTTCGTGGGTGGTCATCCTCCTCAGCGCATAGGAACGCACGGCCCAGCAAACCATTGCTGGCATTGTGCAGGTTCATGGTAGGTCGCAACTGTCCTGGCGTCGTAACCCCGAATATGGACAGGTACGGGTTAGGCAGGCTTTCCGCCCCTAGTCGCGCCTTCAAGTTCTCCAGCTTGCGGGCCGAATAGCCGTTCTCGTCTTCGTTCTCATCCACGCGTTTCTGATGCTGGGCATATTCCGTCTTGATGCGTTCCCGCAGGTCACGGCGATGCTTGCCATTAAGCGGGTGTTCCTCTCCTGACTTGGTAAACAGATCAAGGATGGCCTGTATGGTGCCGAGGTTATAGCTGGCCACGTTGGCCTTTGCCGATGACACGTTCCCCAGTTTGTCCCCGATTTCGTCCATGACGTAGTTTGCCGACTGGTTCTCGATCAGGTTGTCGATCATCTCCCTCTCGGACGTGATGCCACCATAGACGGTTTCCCCCAAACCTGCACAAGCGATGATCTTGCGGACCGCCCCCAACACAGGCCCCTTGCCAGATGCCGACTGCGCAGAGCCTATGACAATCATGTTCGAGCGCGTTGCCTGTCCGTCCGTGCCAGCGTGCCGCAGCCCACCGACCACCGACAGGGCGTATATGGCACCCATCGCTGACAGGTACTTGCGGGGCTTGGAGCAGCGGGCATCGATCCATCGGGCAAGGTCTCCCGCAAAACCTGGTGGCTGGGTAATGTCGATGTCGTCAAGCTGGATGGGGAAGCTTTCGATCTGTGCCAGTTTGTAGTCCAGGCGCTCGTCTTGCTCCTCCGTTTCCGGCTCCTCCATAGCAGAGGATTCAAACTCCTCCGTTGCTGCTTGCTCCTTGTAGGCCCATGACTTCCACGCTTCGGGGATCTCGATATCAAAGCCCAGATCAGAGCGCACCCACCCGTTATCGGATGCCAGTTTGAAGATGGTCCCGGCCGTGACATGGGAACCGCTACCGTTGCCGAAGCTGCCCCACTTGAAAAGTGCCGTGCCTTCATCATGTTTGGTGCTTTGCGCGGACCATGCTTCCCAGATTTCATATCCGCAGCCGTTGGTGGCATCGTGGATGGCCATGCCGATCTGTAGCCATTCGTCGTAATCCAGATTGTCGTTGTGGATGTAGCGCAAGGCATCCTTAAGAGTGAAGTCATCGACAATGAAGGATTCCCCCTCATGGGTGACGCGCTCATAAGGTTGTGGCTTCAACAACTCCACCAGTTCTGGCGGTGCGTTGTCTATGTCCTCAACGGTTCCCGAGATGACTTCGTAGGTGTTGCCGGACTTGTGCATGGAGCCGGGGCCAACCACAAGCCCGGAATGCTTGAAGTCAATCCCTGGATAGCGTGGAACCATCTTGCCCTTGTCGTTCTCGACCTTCGGGATGGATATGCGGATGTCTTGCGACAGCTTGAAATAGTAGTGCTTCGAACCGCCACGGGAGCCGGTTTCGACAATCAGGCCGCACCCGCCAATGGCCGGAATATCCTCAATAAGCCGCTCGAAGGACTCCACACCACCATTGCGGGCGTCGATGTCCACCACTAGAAGGTTATCGCAGATGATGCCGTAGCCACGGTTGAGTAATTCCGCCGCCTCACAAATACCATCTATACCTAGGTCGTCGTAAAGCTCCCCCTTCTGCCATCCCTTGTTGGCGGGGATCTTGCCGCGAACTTCCGATGTTGGATCATCTGCCAAAGAGCGAAGCAGGAATATGCGTATCTCGTTCTCGTTGAACGAGCGCATCAGGTCTGTTTTTTTCATTTAAATACGGCTCCCTCTAACCGATCTTTCGCATCACAAGCATGTCAAAATCGTTCCACAGCTTGAAAGCATAATTGTCGTGCTCAACATAGACATCGCCTTCTCCAACGAATGCCAGGTCTTTATTTCCTTCCAATTTTTCCGACCAGAAAGCATCCTTTATCCGCTCCCGGATATCTTCCCTGCCTTCCGTAAAATGTTTCACTATATCCTTTTCATCATTGACTATGCAGCGATGCATGAATGAAGAAAAATTATCTATATCGTGGACACCCGAAAAGCTTTCCGCGTCCTTTATGAAAGACACCAAGTAGTCTCTTGTTGCCCCGCTTCTAATGACAAAGGGGTTATCCGGCATAATGGCCGAGCGGCTTCTCTTAACTTCGACAAGCCCATTTCCGACAGAACGGCAATTGAATTTCTTGCCGGTACGATTCCCAGCTTTGTAAGCTGCGTTAGAAACGCTGGTTTGCGTTCCCTTCATCAAGAAGGTTTCGTCAAATCCAATCGTTCTCCAAGGGTATTTTACGTTTCCCATATAGGTAATCCTGGTTTCCCACATAGCCACAAGTGCGTCGATTTGATTTACCATATAGCCACATATCAGCGTTGTCTGCAACACCTGTTTCCCACATGGGTAAAAATACCTTCTGTTTCCCACATGGGTAGTGAATTTTCTTGCCGGTAGTACAAGGATATACAGAGGTGTCTATCGTTCAAGTCATTGAGATTAAAGGATGATTTCGTCATTTTCCATAGGATTAACGGATAGACGTAAACACCCATATATATGTGGACAGGGTAGCGGGTAGTCTTTAAGGTAAAAAGACTTAATCTCTTTTATTAATATATCTATATAAGGGACTGTATTTCCTTATCTTTATCCCATTAGGCCAATGGATGGGTGGAGGGGGTGTCAGGGGGTACTGGTAT